CCGCCGGATGCGTGACCACGGGGAGTACATGGCTACAGGCGGCAAGGGCATGAGCTACGACAAACTGTCAAGGCTCCGCAGCTTCTACAAAAAGCTGCGGGAGGAGAATCTGGTGCTCGAATACGACCCGAATCTCCCACCTGAGCCTGGAGTTGCTTTGCACGGCGGGTTCGCATATCGTCGCCGCCGTAAATCAGACGGTGACCTGTTGATACGGCTCAATGAGCACACCAACCTGTCAGAGGAGGGACGTATGGTTTGGCGCTTCCCCCCGAAGGACCCGTAAACAGGAAACAACCAAGGAGTCGGTTTGCCACCGCTGAATTACCAAGAAAAGACAGTGGTGGTGAACCACCTCCCCTGGCTGTCTATACACATGGGAAATGGGTTGCTGTGTGTGTACCGCAGCACGGCGCTGCTTGACACTGACCCGCTGTACCTGCCCGTCAAACAGTTCCTAGACAGCACCGTATACACGGTGCTGGAACACACTGTTGTCGAAGACAAAGACATGATGTTCCGCGAGGCTGAGATGACGATCTATCTGATTCCTAAGGAGACTGATGAGTGACGCACCTCGACATTTGAGTGTGTCTCAGCTGAAGCTGTATGAGCGGTGTCCCCGGGCATACAAGTTGACGAGGATCGACGGGCTGTGGCAAAAGCCGGCAGCGTGGTTGGCTCAGGGGTCAGCGGTCCACGAGGCGTGCGAAGCTTGGGAACGGTCAGGCCGCACCATGACCGTCGAAGACGCACAGGATGTGTTCCGGGAGTCCTACTCCCGGCACATTGGTGAGGCTTGCGAGTCCGCACCTAATTTTGATTACTGGTTTGCGTCTGGTCCTTACGTCGGGGAACTTGACATTGAACGGCGTTACGGGATAGGTGTGGAGCAGGTGGAGCGGTACATCCGCTGGTATCAGGCACACCCGCAGGAAGTGATATGGGTCACCCCACAGGGTGACCCGGCCATTGAACTGGGGTTCGATGTGGACCTCGACGGCGTCCACGTCCGTGGCTTCATCGACGCCATCGTTGTAGTCGACGGGGAACTAGTAGTGCGGGACACCAAAACCGGCAACCAGCCCGGAGATGACTTCCAGCTAGCTGTCTACGGTGTTGGTGTAGCTGAAGATTTGGGAGTTGACCGCCCCTTAAGGGGCGACTACTTCATGAACAAATCAGGCAAACCCACACCCACATTCGACCTGTCAGGTTGGACACGGGAGGTAGTAGCCGACAAGTTTCGGAAGCTGGAAGCCGACATCGAAGCAGGCAAGTTCGATCCCGCACCGGAACCATCCAAATGCAGGTTCTGCGACGTGGCATGGGCCTGCGACGTGGCAGCGGTTTGACAATACACAGGAGAGGCATGGAATACAGGAAACGAATCGAAATTGACCGGGACAAAGACTACGTGTTCGTTGAGTTGGAACAAGGTGTCTTCATGAACGGAGGTAGCTCCTACCCGTTCCCGACTGAAGAAACCGCTAGGCGGTTCGCCGTGAACACCAAACGTGCTGCGGTACAGCGTGGCGTGGAGCGGCACGTGTCGCTGCGGTTCCCGGATGGGCAGATAGAGGAAATCCCCAATGACGTATAGGAGGAAGATATGAGAGCGGCGCTGCTGTACACCGAAAATGAAATCGTCAACCACTTCAAGTTGAGCGTGGACGAGTTCCGCAAGCAGAAGCTAGTGCCGGCAGGTTCCTACGCGCCACCCCGGTCTAGACCAATCCCGCTGTACTCGAAGTCAGATGTTGATCGCCTGGGAAGGAGACTGGACCGTGAGTGACGATGATGACAACTTGACAGTGTTCGAGATGGTGATCCGCAGAACCATAGACTCGCAGGGGAACTACGGGTTCCGGGTGACCATGCCCTACGAGTTCTCTTTCATTGAAGCTATGGGGATGTTGGGTGCCGCCCAATGGCAGCTGCATCAGCAGATGACAGAACGATACGGGGGTGTGTGAGTGTATTCACCACTTCAGTCTTTGTACATCAAAGGGTCAGCGGGTAACCCGCTGCCCCAGGTGTGGGATGCGTTGGAGAATAAGGGCACACGGTTCCTGCGCGGGCAGCTGTGCCTGATCTGCGCCGGACCCGGTGTCGGTAAGTCAGCCCTGGTGCTGTCCTATGCGTTGCACGCCAAGGTTCCGACGCTGTACTTCTCCGCTGACAGTGACGCCTTCACACAGCTGTCACGGTCCCTGTCTATCCTGACGGGCTGGCACATGGAGAAGACAACCCGGATGGTTCGGGCGGGTGACCTGGGTGACGCGAAGGATGAGTTCGCTGACATCCCTATTCGTTTCAACTACTTAGCGTCCCCGGCGCTGGACAACATCGAATCCTCCATGAAGTCCTACGAGGAGGTGTACGGGGACTTCCCGTGGCTGGTGGTCATCGACAACATCACCAATGTTCGCACCGGAGGTAAGGACAACGATGATGACCCGTTCTCAGGTTTGGAGGCCCTGATGGATTACCTGCATAACATGGCCCGGTCCACCGGGGCGTGCGTGGTGGGCCTGCATCACGTCACAGGCGGCTACAACGATGCTGACCGCCCCATCCCCCTGTCGGGGGTTAAGGGTCAGATAGCCCGTGTGCCTGAGATGGTCTTGACGTTACACAAGCAGTCGGAGGAGTTCGGGCCTGACTTGCTGTGTGTGTCCACGGTGAAGAACCGTGCCGGCAAGGCGGACCCGTCTGGCGGTGACTATGTGACGTTGTCATTCTCCGGGGACAATATGCAGATCAAGGACACCCAATGAGCTTGGACGCACTACTCACAGTTGCCCTATTCATTTGGATAGCAAATGTGGTGTTGATTGCCTGGGCGGTCTCTAGGTGAAACGCGCCTACCGCCACCAAGACCGTTCACACAAACGGAGGTCATGCATTGACTGCGCGGACGAAGGCATCACCACAGGCCGGAAAGCACCTCACCCAGGCCCGCGCTGCGCCACACACCACAGGGCAATCCGGGCCAGCAGACGATCCAGCACACAAGAACAAAGGTGGATACAGGTCTATGGAATTACGGCGGACGAATACTGGGCCATCTACCGATACCAGCTTGGGCGGTGCTTCATCTGTGAACGCGCCACAGGTGTGCGGAAGAAACTCAGCGTCGACCACTGCCACGCCACAGGCATCGTTCGAGGTCTTCTATGCACTACATGCAACTCTCGCGTTCTGGGGCATCTCCGGGACGATACAGCTGCATTCGAACGGGCCATCGACTACCTGAACTACCCGCCAGCCGTCCAAGTGATCGGTGAACGGATCGTGCCAGGGACTTGACAATACACACACAGGAGGTATCATGAAACTGTTAGACCTGTTTTGCGGCGCGGGAGGAGCATCAATGGGCTACCACCACGCCGGGTTCAAGGTTGTTGGTGTTGACCTCAACCCCCAGAAGAACTACCCGTTTGAGTTTCACCAAGGAGATGCGTTGGAGTTCCTGAAGGAACACGGCCACGAGTTCGATGCGATCCACGCATCACCGCCGTGCCAACGGCACTCCGCTATGTCGAACTGCCGGCCCGGTTTAGCTGAGTCCTACCCGGACCTCGTGGCACCGACACGCGATCTTCTGATCGCCAACCGGAAGCCTTGGGTGATCGAAAATGTGCCAGGATCGCCACTCATGGACCCTGTGACCCTGTGCGGCCACATGTTTGGGTTGGAGTTGTACAGGCACAGACTGTTCGAAACCTCGTTCCTCATGCTGGAACCTGAACACCCGGAACACACCGTTCCGGCGTCTAAGGCTGGGCATTGGAAGCCGGGGACAATCATGTCCGTGTCAGGGCACATCGCGCCGATAGCGAAGGCCCGTGAAGTCATGGGCATTGACTGGACAAACCGTGAGGAGCTAGCTGAGGCCATCCCTCCCGCGTTCACCAAATATGTCGGTGGGTGGCTGCGTGCTGAGTTGGCCTTGACAGTGAACAATGGGTAAGCATTGGGGCAGGTTCAAGTGGCAGAGGTACAGCCGTTACAGCGGCAACCTGCGGGACTACTGGGAAGACGACCGCCGTCAACCAGAACACGCACGGGAAGGCGACGATGATAGCGGAGGTGCTGGAATACCTAGTGCCGGGTTGCGACCCGCCACCGGACAACGGCAGGAAATGGGTGCGGATGCTGTGCCCATTCCACCCGGACAGTGTGCAATCAGCCGCCGTGTCATACACCTACGGGGCGTTCAACTGCCTTGGCTGCGGCGTCAAGGGAGGCCCGATCAAGCTGCTGATGGCAGAGAAAGGAGTGAGCCGTGCTGAAGCTAACCGAATCGCAGCGCAGCTTCCTCAAGGAAGCCATGATCCGCTACCACTCCACACTCGAAGGCAGCCCCGCCGCAGAGTATTTGGAGATGAGGGGACTAGCGCCGGGGAGGACGGACAAGTTCCGCCTGGGATACGTGGGCGATCCTCTACCTGGGCATGAAATGTTCAAAGGGTTCCTGGCCGTCCCATACCTGCGGAAATCTCAGGAGGATGACTGGTCGGTGGTTTCGATCAGGTTCCGCTGCGTCCAAGACCATGACCACAAGGGTCACGGTAAATACATGACAGCAGCCGGGGACCGTCCCCGCCTTTACAATACACCGGCATTGCTGCGGGACACCGCGACAATCGCGGTGTGCGAAGGGGAACTTGATGCCATCACCGCGCAGCTGTGCGGTGTCCCAGCGGTGGGTGTTCCTGGTGCACAAGCGTGGCAGCCGCACTTCCGGGAACCGTTCCTGGGTTACCGGGAGGTTCTGGTACTCACTGACGGCGACGAGGCCGGTATGGCGTTCGGGAACACGGTGGCGTCCACGCTGCCTAACGCGAAGATCATCCCCATGCCTCCGGGTGAGGATGTCAATTCGCTTGTCTCCGTAAAGGGAATGGATGCGTTGTTAGAGAGGATGAGATGACAGTCACTGTGTTCACACAACCGGATTGCCGGCCATGCAAGCGGGTGATCGACAAACTCACCGAAGCCGGTCTGCCCATTGATGTCATCGACATCAGTGCAGACCTGTTGGCGAAGGAGTACGTCACCCGGTTCCTGCAAGCGAAGTCCACACCCGTGATCGAAGCACCCGGTTTCGACGCAGTGATCGGCTACCAGCCAGACAAGTTGAAGGAGATTATCGGTGCGTTTCGAAGTTAATTTCACTGTGGGTATGGAGTTCCCCCGCTGGGTGGAACGTATCCACGATTACGTGTTCGAAGGAGATGAAGACGATGAGTGACCCGATCAACCCGGACCACTACCAACTCCCCAACGGGTTCCAGGTCATCGACCTCACAGAGAACCTGAACTTCTGCCTGGGCAACGTAGTCAAATACGTCGCCAGGGCTGGGCGTAAGTCCCCTAACCCGTTGGAGGACTTGATGAAAGCGCGGTTCTACCTGAACCGCGAGATTGAGAGAGTGATGTGACGAAACGCATCATGATCCTGCCTGACACGCAGATTCCCTACCATGACAGGCGGGCACTGAAGGCAGTCATCCGGTTTATCGGGGACTACCAGCCAGATGAGGTAATCCATATCGGTGACGTGATGGATTACCCTCAGCCTTCCCGCTGGAACAAAGGCACAGCCGGGGAGTTCGAGGGCAGTGTGTTCCGGGACTCTGAGATAGCGAAACGTGAACTGTTCCAACCGCTCCGGGATGTGTATGACGGCCCTGTCAGGGTACATGAAGGCAACCATGATGAGCGCCCTCGAACATACCTCGCCAAGTACGCGCCGGCACTGGCGGAGTCAGGTTCGTTCAACCTGGATAAACTGCTGGACCTTGACGGGTTCGGTGTGGAACTGCTACCCGACACCCATGATGTGGCACCAGGATGGCAGACCACACACGGGCACAAAGGTGGTATCACGTTGTCCCGCAACGCCGGGTACACCGCTCTGGGTGCCGCTAAACGGGCGCAGAGAAGTGTGGTGATGGGTCACACTCACAGGTGTGCGGTGGCCGCTGAATCGTTCGGGCGTAACCAGAAAGTGGATAAGGTTCTGCACGGCTTCGAGGTCGGTCACCTGATGGACATGAAGCAGGCTCACTACCTCAAGGGCGCTGCCGGTAACTGGCAGCAGGCGTTCGGGCTGCTTCACATTGAGAAAACGTCGGTCCAACCGGTCCCGGTGTACGTCACGAAAGGAAGATTCGTTGTCGACGGTAGAAGCTGGGAAGTCTGACTTGACAGTACACGATATGCGACCTATCCTTAAGAAGGCTGCGGAAGCCGCGCTGGTGGAGTGGCATTCGGGGCAGTGGGATCGTCAGTCGCAGTGTGTGGATGATCTGACTAACGATCTGTGGGTGTGGTATCTGGAGCGCCCAGAAACTAGGCGGAAGATGCAGGGATCAGAGCCGTTTCAGGCGCAGCGGATGGCGTTTAAAGCGGCGCTGCAAACCCTTTCGAAGCAGCAGCTACAGAGCGATACCTTCCACGGCAGATCGTTGTATTCGTCGGAATCAATCAAGGAGGCGCTGAAAGGTAAGTCGACTAACAAGTATCTGCGGGCGATCCTACCTACCGCTATGGCTGACCTTGACAAGCGTCACCCAGCGTATGCGGAGGTGTTACGGAAACGCTACGAGGACGGTGTGATCCCAGCGGATAAGAAAACAGAGAACCTGTTAATGAGAGCGCACAAATCTCTCACCGAAGAAGTCAACGTCAACTACATCACCTCCGACGTGGAGGGGATAGGAAGCAGGTCCGTTGTGTTCCCAGAGACCCGGCGCTCAGAAGGCGGCTACTCCGATCCCACCGGGGACATAGCTGTGATGCTGATCGAAAACCCTGATGTGCGTGACGAATACCTGGACCCGGCACCTGTTGAGCAGTGGGTGAACGGCAAGGGTGCGGAGCCGGCATTGGACCTTGGGAATGGTAGATGGTTCCGGCCACCAGTCCGGGACTACAACATCCTGCGGAAACACCCGCAGCTAGTAGGCATCTACCTTGACAATGTACGGAAACGTCATGCACAACATCTTTGATTCGCTGTTCAACGGGGCGGGCAGGTCTGAGATGTATCGGGCCTGCCTACTCCCCGACTTGTTTGACGAGAAACCCATGCTGCTGCACAACTGGCCCGCTGAGGATCGGGTCATGTACTGCGGAGGCGAATACCTGAAAGGGCAACGGTGACAACCGGATACGACGATGAACCGTCCTGTGACTTCTGCGGTGAACCTGGCGGGCTGGCTTTCAGCTACCCGGATGACCCGGATTTCGACTGGAACGTGTGCGAGAACTGCCCAACCATCACAGAGGAGTACGAAATTGACTGACATTAACTGGGGACCAACAGGGGAACTGGTTTACAACCGCACCTACAGCCGGGTCAAACCGGACGGCACGAAAGAAACGTGGCCGGAAACGGTGGAGCGGGTTGTCGACGGCAACCTTGCCCTCGTTGACGAGCGTTACCAGCTTGAGGACGAACGCCAACAGTTGATCGACATGATGCTGGACTTCAAAATCCTTCCCGCAGGACGCCACCTGTGGGCATCCGGTGTTAAGAACGCCCAGCACCTGTTCAACTGTTGGGTGGCCGGTTGGACAGCCAACCCGTCCGATCACTTCGAGTTCACCTTCATGAGGTTGATGGAGGGTGGTGGTGTCGGGGCTAACTACTCCAACTCAAACCTGAACGGGTACCCACCGATACGGCACTCGCTGCAAGTTCACATCGTCTGCGACCCGGAACACCAGGACTACCAGCAGCTTGCGGAAGCCGGTCTGCTGTCCATCGACTATGACTCTGACTGGGCTGGGGCGTTCCAGATTGAGGACAGCCGGGAAGGTTGGGCTGCCGCACTCACCGATCTGATCGACACCCACTACCGGGACGAAGCAGTCCACACACACCGGGTGTATGACGTGTCACGTGTGCGCCATGCCGGGGCGAAGCTCAAGACGTTCGGCGGTAGGGCTTCCGGGCCTCAACCGTTGGCGAAGATGCTGATCGAAGTCGCCACGGTGCTGGGTTCCCGCGCAGGCCAATACTTGGACGGTATCGGCGGGATGGAAATCGACCACGCCATCGCACAGTGTGTGGTTGCCGGCGGTGTGCGCCGATCTGCACGAATGGCAATGATGCACTGGGCTGACCCGCAGATCGAAAAGTTCATCAACATTAAAGAGGAAAGCCTGTCGCACTGGACAACCAACATCAGTGTTGAGGTTGATGACGAGTTCTGGTACCAGGCCAAGCAAGGGCCTGCGTGGCTCGCCGCCCGCGTACTGAAAGCGATCTCGCGGGGCATGGTGAACAACGGGGAACCAGGGTTCTGGGACTCGTCGCTGTCGAACGTCGGTGAACCCAACGGGGTGGAATGCACCAACCCGTGCGGGGAAATCACGCTCGAAGCGTGGGAACCGTGCAACCTGGGCCACGTCAACCTCGCCGGGTTCGTGGACAAGCGTGGGCAGGCAGACATCTACGGGCTGTACCAAGCACACACGCTGATGACACGGTTCCTGATCCGGGCAACCTTCAGTGAGGTCGGTGACCCGAAGTCACGCGAGGTTCTGGACCGTAACCGCCGTATCGGTGTAGGGCATTTCGGTGTGGCGAGCTACCTCGCCATGACCGGGACGAAGTACTCCCACGCACCACAGGATGACTCGTTCAAGTCTCTGCTCAGGCAGATGTCCATCGCGGTCGACGCAGCCGCACTGGAACTGTGCCATGACCTCCGCATCCCCGTGCCGGTCAAGAGACGCACAGTCGCACCGACAGGAACTATCGCCAAACTGTCCGGTGTGTCAGAGGGTGTACACCCGATCTTCGCCCGGTACTTCATCCGCCGTGTCCGACTGTCCAAGGTCGACCCGGAACAGATGAGCATGGTGGACAAGTACGAGGCGCAGGGTTTCGAAGTCGAGGACGACATGTACGCCGATAACACGGTGGTTGTGTCTTTCCCGACGAAAGACACACTGGTGCAGGCTGTCACGGGCATTTACGGGTCTGACGGTGAGGATTTGGTGGAGGCTGCCAGCGATCTGACGTTGCAGCAGATGCTCGCATTCCAACGCCTGTACCAACAGTACTGGGCTGACAACGCTGTGAGTTTCACCGCGAACGTCGACCCGAAACAGTACAAACCTCAACATGTTGAGGATCAGCTACGGGCATTCGCAGGGCACCTGAAGGGTGCCACGATCTTCCCGGAAGCGTCGATGCCTCAGTCCCCGTATGAGCGGATCAACAAGTGGGAGTACGAATCCGCCCAGTCCAAGGAGATTGCTGATGGGGTTGATGAGGAGTGCGCTAACGGCTCCTGCCCTGTCCGCTGATGAGTTTCACCACCGCCCTTCCACAAACCGTGGTTGGGCAAACATCACCGAAAGGTAATCAGTAAATTGACCGATTTCGATCCGTTCGAGAACGCACCTGTCGATGCGGCTGAGGAGCCGTTCGAGCAGCCAGCCTCGAAGAAGGCTCCCGCCCGGAAGGCGGCAGCCACCTCAACCAGTGAGGGGAAGCTGACCCTCACCCTCAAGGGCGGTGCCGGGTTCGACTCCCCCTGGATTGTGATCCACGCAGCTGATGTGGATGACGCACTGGATCAGGTGTCCGGTGATAACGCCTCGAAGTTGGCGAAGTTGATGGACGAAACCCGTAAGGCTGCGAATCACTTTGCGGGTTCAGCCCCAGCTAAAGCTGCTGCGGCTGGCCGTCCCGCACCGCAGGCTGCGGGTGAGGCACCTGCCGGCACCCCGGAGGCACCCGGCCCGGACTGGGTGTACAAGACCGGTGTCGGGAAGACCGGTAAGACCTGGAAGGCGTGGATGCCGCCACGCGGTTCCAGCGAATCCCCGGTCTGGCTGTAAACGCCTTGACAGTACACGGGGAGGGCACCTACGGGTGCCCTCCCCGCACCACCACAGTAAGGACACCGTGAAGCAACACACACGAACGATCAATGGGCAGCCCGTCACGGTGAACGTGGTGGAGACCGTGCCTGAGCTACAGGACTTCCATGCGTTCGCGGAACGCAACCCCGCTATGGCTGTGGACTCCGAAACAACTGGTCTAGATATTTACTCGGAGGGTTTCCGGCTGCGGGTGGCGCAGTTCGGCAACAAATCTGAAGCGTGGGTGATCCCCGTCGAGCGGGGTGAGCCGTTCGCTAACGCGGTGCGTCACCAACTGGGCGCTGCACGCACACTGGTGCTGCACAACGCATCCTATGACCTACAGGTGTTCGAACGTCACCTGGGTGTCGAGATGGAAACCCTGTGGCGCAAAGTCATTGACACCCGCATCCTGGCCCACCTAGTGGACCCACGATCCCGTGATGAGGGTGGTGTCGGGCACTCACTGGAAGACCTCACCCGGCACTACATCGACGCTGAGATAGCGGACAGTGTGAAGGGGTCCATGCTGGCGTTAGCGCGTGACACGAAGGTCAAGAAGGCTGACGTGTGGAAGACCGTGGAGTTCGACCACCCGGACTACCAACTGTATGCCGGAATGGATGCGATCCTCGCAGCCAGACTGGTGCAGCTACAAACACTGGTGCCCGCAGAGTCGCAGCGGCTCATCCGCAGCGAACTGAAACTCGCTGAGGTCTGCGCGTACATGGAACGGCACGGGTTCCTGCTGGATGTTCCGTACACCAAAGAACTGTCGGAACGGCTCATAGACGCTGAACTTGCCCACGAGTGGCGGGCCAGGCAGATGGGCTGCGAGAACGTGTTCTCAACAGAACAGGTGGCCGACGTGCTGGAGTCACGTGGCATCACCATCCCTGACCGCACACCGTCCGGGAAACGCAAGGTCGACAAGGTTCTCCTCGAACGGCTGATCCAAGACGGCGACGAGTTCGCGGAAGCTGTTTACGAAACGAAAAAAGCCCGCAAGTGGCGCACAACATGGGTCGACGGGTTCCTCAACGGTGTCGATGCGGACAACCGCTGCCATGCGTCGATCAACCCGCTGCGGGCCAGGACCGCCCGCATGTCCATCACAGGGATACCGGCACAAACCCTGCCTGCGGGTAAGAACGAGTGGATGATCCGACGCTGCTTCGTGGCTGATGAGGATCAACTCATGGTGTCGGTGGATTACCAGGCCCAGGAGCTACGGGTGCTGGCTGCCCTGTCTGGTGACCGGGTGATGCAGAAAGCGTTCCGTGAGAACGCTGACCTACACCAGATCACCGCTGACGCTTCTGGTGTTACCCGTGACGTGGGTAAGACAGTGAATTTCGCCTACGTGTATGGGTCCGGGCCGAGGAACATAGCGCAGCAAGCCGGGATTGATGTCGACACCGCGAAGAAAGTCATTGCCGGCTTCGAGAAGGCGTACCCGAAGGTCAAGCAGCTGTCCCAACGCCTCCAAAAAGAGGCGACCTGGAATGGTTGTGTCACCACCCCATTCGGGCGCAGGTTGCCGGTCGACCAGAACAGACCGTATGCCGCCCTCAATTACATGGTGCAGTCCTCATCTAGGGACATAACCGCGCAGGGGTTGCTGAGGCTGCACGATTCCGGGTTCACACCGTATCTGCGGCTACCGATCCATGACGAGGTTCTGGCGTCCCTGCCAGCAGATAAAGCGCGGTGGGGTGCCAGGAAGATTGGTGAGCTTATGGCAACCACCTTCAAGGGTGTGCATGTCGGCACTGACACTGAGGTCGGTGGCCGTTCCTGGGGATCGCTTTACGGTTCAGATTATTAGCTTATTCCGCTGCCAGCGGAATCATCGAATTAACGGAACGAAAGGGTTTGACAATGGACGAGCGTGAGTTTTTCGATAAGCTTTACCAAATGTGGGCCAACACTACCGGGGCGCAAGACCGGTACTGGGACTACCAAAAAGACGGCAAAGATTACTTTTTCAACATCAATGCTGTCGGTGAGGATGGTGACGGTAAGTTCGTCGCTTCAGTTCTGTTGGATGAAGACGCTGACTTCATCACCGCTATCCACGGGTGTTTCCCCGATCTTATCCGCACTGTGTTGGCTGCTTTGGATGAGGCCGATAGGGCTGATTTCGATAAGGACGCACGGGAGTGCCGGATTGCGGAGTTGGAAGCTGAGTTGGCTGAGTTGCGTGCCGATTTGGAAGGGCTGATTGCTGGATGAGCAGACCTGACTGGAATGACTATTTCATGGGAATAGCTGAAGCGGTGTCGGAAAGGAGTGATTGTGAGCGCAGCAAGGTCGGTGCGGTGGTTGTTAAAGACCGCAGGGTGCGGGGCACAGGCTACAACGGAAGCCCTGCTGGTACACTTGGGTGTTTTGACTGTCCTCGAAGATTATCGAACGTATCTCCGGGTTCTGATTACACCACCGGGGCAGGGCGTTGTGTGGCGGTCCACGCGGAAATGAACGCGCTGTTGTATTGCGACCGGGAGGATCTGGTGGGTGCAACTTTGTATGTGACTAGGGAGCCGTGTTATGCCTGCGATAAGGCTATTCAGGCTGCGGGTGTTCATGGGGTTGTGTGGCCGAAAGGAAATGAAGATGAGTGAGTTGCGTGAACGTATAGCCGTCACTATCTACGGCGCGGCATCACAGTGGGACGACCACCCATGGGATGCGTTGGCTGAGCACATTAAGGCGTTGTATCTCGGGCAGGCCGACGCGGTGATCCGCGAGCTAGGGCTGCAAAAACATCTAGCTCAACGCATCATCAACGGCAAGCCAGACCAGTGGGTGTGCCGACATGTGACCGATTGGGAGATTGTCGACTGGAAGGCCGACGATGAGTGACCTCCGCACCCGCATCGCCGCCGCGATGAGGAAAGAGTTCTACGAAAACGAAGAAGCCACCGACGATGACTGCACCTGGGTCAACTGGGAGTTAATGGCCGACGCAGTGATCCAAGAACTAGGGCTGCGAAAGCAGGAGCAGACAGGTGAAATCGTCAACATCATTGAGGGCGACGGCATCAACTACGGTCGCCACCGCTACGTCACCGACTGGAAGGCCGACAATGCAACTGACTGAACTGATCCTCCAACTCCACACCGAAATGCTCACCAGAGGCAATGTGGATGTGTGGATCGGCGGCAACCGGGCCAGGCCACCCAAAGTGGTGTGGTCAGAGAAAACCGACGATCACCCGGCAGGAATGTATCTACACTAACCCACACTCGACGTGCCGTGCTGACCTGACTGTAAACTAGTGGGATGAAGGTCTTAGGCAGAGTCCGGCTATCCCGCAGCACAACGGAAAGCACCAGCATAGAACGCCAAAAGGAGCTGATCGAACAATGGTCTGCCCTGCACGAACACGAAATCGTGGGGTGGGCTGAGGACGTTGACTGCCCCGGCTCCATTCACCCTATGGAAGCCCCTGCTCTCTCCCCGTGGTTTGGGGAGAGGGCGGGGGAGTGGGAGGTCATGGCTATCTGGCGGCTAGACCGCCTAAGCCGACGAGTGATCGCTTTGAACGAGGTCTTCGGGTGGATGCTGCGCCACGACAAAATCCTTGTCAGCATCACCGAATCACTAGACCTGTCCAACTGGACAGGCAGACTTGTCGCCAACGTCCTCGCAGGGGTCGCTGAAGGCGAATCCCAAGCCATTGTGGAACGCACCAAGGCAAGCCGGATGAAACTTGTCCAGTTGGGGCGCTGGCCCGGTGGACACGCCCCATACGGGCTGACACCGGTAGAGCTAGCGGCGGGGGGTTGGCAGTTACAACCTGACCCGCAGCAGGCGGCTGTGATACGCAGGATCGCCGGCGAACTGATCGGCGGGGCCGCTGTAGAAGCGGTAGCCAACCGGCTCAACGAGGACGGCATACCGTCCCCCAAAGGGGTCAAATGGACACCCCAAACCCTGTTCAAAATGACCCAGGCGAAATACCTGCTCGGCCATTCCACCTACGGTGGGGAAACCGTGCGGGATGCGGAGGGTTTCCCTGTCCTCATTTCGGAGCCTGTTCTGGACGCCGCTGAATGGGATCAACTACAAGCGGCTGTCCAACTCCGCAAGTCCGGGCCGATATCGCGGACCCGTAACGTATCCCCGCTACTGAATGTCGCTTTGTGTTTCGAGTGTGAGCAACCGTTATTCCACCGGGTGTACCGCAGGAACTACGGGAAGAACATTTACCGGTACTACCATTGCCGGGATAACCACACGGGGATGGTGGAAGCGGGAATGGTGGAGGAATTGCTTGAGGAAGCGTTTCTTGATGCTGTGGGGGAGCGGGAAGTCCTCGAAAGGGTGTTCCGTAAGGGCGAAAACCACGAAACCGAATTAGAGGACGCTAAACGCGCCCTAGATGATATCAGTACCTTGCTGGGGACAATGACCTCGGACACGGTGAGAAAACGTCTTACAGAGCAAATGAGGGCCATTGATTTTCGGATATCGACCCTTGAAAGGTTACCGACCTCGCAGGCCGGTTGGGTTTATAAAGAAACAGGGCAAACCTTCGCAGATGCGTGGAATGCTGCCGACGTAGAGCAGCGCCGGCAGTTGCTAATCAAGTCAGGCATATA